CCCATTCGCAACCGTCTAATTCTACTGGTTCGCAATCTGCACCCTTACACACCTGGCACACTTCCTCGTAATATGTTGGCATTTCGAATCTATCCATTTTTATTTGCTCCTTTGTTTTTTGTATATATAAATATTACAATGCATTACATTGTATGTCAACAATTATTTTATTTTTTTTAGTTTTCATTTTTTTTCCCACACAATTTTATTTGAGAGTGATTCGTCCTTTATAAATTTGATTTGGCTAGGAATTGTTAGCCTTGATATGTTAAGTATTCCGGCCCCGGATATTTTATTTTCCATAAACAAGGATTCTGAGCCATCCTTCCCTTTACACAAAACTTTTAAATAGATGAATACACTTTTACCTCCGCCAGTGGAATAGGTAGCCGATAAAATTTGATGACAATTATTTTTAGGGACTCGGACATATTGTACATTAGAAGCAAATAAGGGCCCACCAATAATTAATATACTAATAATTATTTTATACATTTTTTATATTCCTTCTATTTTATTTTAATTTTTCTTTATTATTTTCCAGAAATTCTTTTACTGCTTGATTGATTAATCCTGATTTGTAATATAGTGGATTGTTTTGACATATTTCATTTAGTTGATCTAACAATTCGGTTTCAATCCTAAACGATAATGGTTGTTTATTTGTTTTCATTTTTTTGATACTCCTTTACCATTTTGATAGCTTGATCAAATGGGATTTGTTTTGCTTTTATTTTTGGATAAGGGAAAAGAGCCATGTTTTTTTCATCTTTATTATCTTCTTGTCGGGTAATGACTGTATTATCACTGAGAGACACGTATTGCTCAATATTCTGGCCTTTAATGACTTCCCATAGATGAACGGTGCCATCCATGCATGAATCGACAATCATGGCTTTTTTTTGTTCTTCCAGTTCTCTTAATTTTAATATGTCCATTTTTTTACTCTCCTTTTTTAAATTAGATTGATAGATATAATTTTTAAATGTAATCACAGATAGCCAGACATATAGTAACAGATCCCCAGACTATCCTCAGAATAATACCGTTTGACTTTATCACCTCCCAAATAACCCTCAACACATTTGTCTAGGGTGTTAATCCATATCTTAGGCCCATCAAAAGATACCAGTATATGAGCCCCCAAGTATTGTCTGTTTGAGTCCATTACAAATCTGTAATCTTCGATATCGGATAGGTAATCCTCAGCACAAGGCTCCTCATACTTTGATGATATAGGGAAATCATATATACCCGTTTGAATTTCTTTAGCAATCTTTTCACATATTTTTTCTAATTGAATCGTTGTTTCATGTTTTTGTTTTGTCATTTTTAAACTCCTTTGTTTTTTTGTATATATAAATATTACATTGTATGACATACTAAATCAACACTTTTTTAAGAAAATGTTTAATGAAAAAAACAGTTTGTTTAATTCTTATATAATGTTATATAGTTGAATTAATGAAGGATGTCTTAAAAAAACAGAGACTTATTAAAACAACAGATCTAAGAGCCAATAAAGGGCAATTAGTTGAGCGTGGTATCCCTACGAATCCAAGAAAGATTGTAAAAGAAAAGTATAACTTATTATTGCAATCATTGGATAAGAGCAATTTAACACAGATACGGCCTTTGGATGTAATAGAGCATATGGGCAAGTATATTGTATTGTCGGGTAATCAAAGGCTCAGAGCCCTCAAAGATTTAAAGTGTAAAGAAGTCCCTTGTAATATATTAAGGGATGATCTAGAGCCTGAGACTTATAGACAAATTGTGTTACAGGCTAATACTACATATGGGGAACATGACGATGATTTATTGGCGAATGAATGGGATGCGGTAGAATTGCATGAGTGGGGGTATGATCTTCCAGACTGGGAAGCAGAAAAAATAGAAGAAGATAAAAGCGAAGATTTAACCGATAAGTTAATTTTAGAAATTGAATGTAAAACAGAAAAAGAATTGCAATTTTTATATAATGAAATGGAAGAACGAGGTCATAAATGCAAAATTTTAACATTGTAAAACGCACCCCTGCCCCTGATACATTTAGAACAAATTATGTTTCCTCAACGTATGATTTAAATTCAAACAATTTAAAACAAGTTTTTAGTGGTACATTGGATATTAATTTTGATTGGAATATTGGATTAATTGTAGGTAATTCTGGAACAGGTAAAAGCACTATTGCCAAAGAATTATTTCCAAATAATTTTATCGATAAATTAGAATATAAAAGCAAATCATTATTAGACGATTTTCCAGAAAGCGCAACAATTAAAGAAATATGCATAGCTTTGTCCAATGTTGGTTTCTCGACACCACCATCATGGTTAAAGCCTCATTCAGTTTTGTCCAACGGTGAAAAAATGAGATGTGATATCGCCAGAGTAATGTTAGAAAATGATTTTGCTGTTTATGATGAATTTACCAGTGTGATAGATAGAAACGTAGCTAAAATTGGTTCTTATGCGACACAAAAATATATTAGAAAAACAAACAAAAAATTTGTTGCGGTTACTTGTCACCATGATGTTGAAGATTGGTTGCTTCCTGATTGGGTGTTAAATACTGACAATATGTTATTTACTAAAAAAAAAACTTTGAGCGACCAAAAATTAAATGCGACATATACCAAGTCAAAGAAAAAAAATACTATTGGCAATTTTTTAGAAAGCATCATTATTTAAATGATAGTTTTAATAGTGCAGCATCGGTTTATATTCTAATGATAAATAATAAATTGGTTGGGTTTAATGCTGTTTTACCATTACCACATAAAAATTTAAAAAATGCATATCGAGAAAGCAGGCTAGTAATTTTGCCAGATTATCAAGGCGTTGGGCTGGGTAGTTTTTTTTCAAATTATATCGCTGAACGATACAAGCAACAAAATAAATTGTTTTATTCAACCACAAGTAATTCAGCTTTAATAAAATATAGACAAAAAAGTAAAAAATGGATAATTAAAAGAATAGGAAGAATAAATGAAAATAAAAAAAGCAAAAAATCTAGAGGATTATCTAAAAATAGATTAACTGTTAGTAGCAAATATGTTGGAAATGATGAATTGACCGCCAAGGGTTGAAAGTGAGTGTTAAGTCATGAACACAATAAAAATTAATTATAATTACGATACGGATGAGACTAAGATTAAATTTAATGATGAGTTTAATTCTTTGCCAATGATTCAGCAATTAGACGCCATGAAAGATGGGTTGTGTTTACTTGAGGAAAGATATAATACATTATTACATAATTTTAACGAGCAATTATTGACGAGAGAAGAAGTAAATCAAGGTGCTGATATGAATGATATTAAAGTGAGGGATTAATGGCGTATAATACCGAAGAACTTTACAAAATGGCCTTAAAAATTATTAAAGAAAAAAAGGTTAGGACAATTGAAGATCTAGTTTCTTATATGCCATGCGAAAGAGCATCTTTTTATGATCATTTTCCCACAAAATCAGACAAATCAGACACTATAAAAAAAGAACTTGAACAAAACAAGGTCGCTTTTAAAGAAAGACTAGTTAATATGTGGACAAGTCTAAGCCATACATCACCAGCCACACAGATATTTCTTTATAAACTATGCGCGAACAAGGAAGAGAAAGAGGCTATCTATGATACAAGTATTAAGGCAAAAATTGAGACGCCTAAACATGAAATAACATTAAATTTAATTAAAGAAGATGAACAAAAATTGATTGAGGGTAAAAATGATGAACAAGATAATTAGAGATAATAAAGTAGCTGTTTTTCGTGGTTGGGTAGGATATAAGCAATTATTACAAACCCCATTTCTTGAGCATTGGTTTAGATATGGGGATAGTGAGTTATTAGAGATAGTAGAGAAACGTAATGCTCTAAAAGATGAAGTTCAAAAAGATATGGGGCTTGATATTTACGTGCCGCACCACAGCACACGTGGCCAGATGATGGTTAATCCAGATGTAAGACAAAGACCAGAGTTTAGACGAATTACTGCACAAAATAGACTTGTATTTCAGCACGCTACTCAAATCATAAAAAGCCAGATAAGTATATTTAACGAAGAAAATAAAACCATACTAGATGAGTTAAAACTGTTTGGTCTGAACGTAGAAAAAGAGGTAAGTTATGCGCTTTGCGAGCTGGTGACTGAAAATGTAGATTTTACATGGAAAGCCCAAATCGATTTGGATTAAAATAAATTTATAAAAATAAGGAGTAAAAAAATGGGAATAACAACACAAAAACATATTAATATTATTGATGAGTTAAGACAAAGGGCGATTAAAGATAAGGCACAATTAAACGGTGCTTTGCTACCTGATGAACAAGAAAGGTTTACAATAGCCATTGATGGCTTAGAGGCAACCAAAAAGCGGATGATGATTGATCTATTGGAGCAAGAAAAACAAAACGTAACGGAAGAACTGGATAAATTAAATGCTTGATACAGTTTTAAATGATTTATGGAATAGTGTTGATTTATTGATTACGCTATTTATTTTTACAGTGGCGGTTGGAATTAATCTACTTTTTGCATTTCGTGTTATGTATATGGTCAAACAAAACGAAGATCCAATAAAAGCCTTTAAAAAATATGAGGACAAGGGAACATTGCAAGACGTGTTAATCAATCAAAAGGAATACGACGAAATCAATGGCATTTAAGCTCAGACTTAATACTCGTTATACGCTTGATGATGGTAATGAGTATGTACTAATTGGCACGACAGGCAATGAGACGGAAGGCAAAAATAAATGTGTGGTACTTGTGGATGACTTGAACTGGAAGCGTAAAAAATTAAGAGTAGAGGATTTTTTTAAACAAGTGAAATGAAAGCCTCACTAAACTATAACCAGTCAGTCATATTTAATACTGTTTTCAATGAGAATATGACAATGAGAAAAAATTGTCCCAGAGAAATTGCTTTCTGGGGCGGTTATGGCTCTGGCAAAAGTTGGGTAAGTATATTATTGGCTTATTATCTATGCCATTATCATGAAGGCGTACAATTATTGATGACAAGGTACAGTTATAGACAGCTTAAAGATACGTGCATTGTACAGTTTCTTGAGGCGTTCCCCCCGGATGAATACGGTTATACCCACATGAAAGCCGATCATGAGTTCCATTTTGGTAATGGTAGTAAAATAATTTTTAGATCGTTTGATGACCCACGCAAGATTCTATCTAGTAGTTACGATGCGGTTATTATGTGTCAGGCTGAGGAATTAAAAGAAGAACACTTTTTAGGTGCGTTAGGCCGTATGAGAGGTACAGCATTACCAGTTAAGTTAATATTTACTGAGGGCAATCCCCGATATGGATGGTGTAAAAAGCGGTATCATGACAATGACCCCCCAGAAGATTGTTTGTATATTCGAGCTACGACATACAGCAACAGAAAAAACTTGCCTAAAGACTACATAAAAAATATGGAAGAGAACTTCCCACCTAGCTATATACAACAGTTTTTAGAGGGTAATTGGGATTCAACACAAAATGCGGTCTATGACCAATTAATGAGTCATCACATTATCCCCAGACAGAAAATACACGATCATTGGTATAAGTGCATAGGGCTAGATCATGGCACACGTGTTGATACTAGCATTGTTTTTATGGCGAAAGATGAGTCAGGGCGTATATACACATATGACGAATGGCACAAGCCACAGCCAACAATAAATGAAATTGTTCAAGCGTGTAACCGATATGGTCCACAACCAATTATTGCGGATTACAGCATGAAAGTACAAGATAGAGACTATGGATCATGGTGGCGAGACTTGCAATCACATGGCCTTAATTTAATAGAGGCAGTCAAAGAGAAGTCTGGGAATATCTTATTGGTCAATCAATTATTATTTCAAAACAAACTATTCTTTTTTGATAATGTTCCATACGTTATAGATCAACATAAGAATTACATGTATGTAGACAAGTTACACGCCAATGATGACCAGTTTAAGGTTGTTAAAAAGAATGATCATTCATGTGATGCTGTTCAATATGCGGTTAGGCATTTAAAAAATGTTGAAGTTAAGAATCCAAGTGCTGTATGGGGTTTAATGGATAACAAACCAACCTTGGATGATTATGTAAAAGGGAGAGTTTAAAAATGAATAAAAACAAAAAAAAGAAACCAAAAAGATATTAAAAAAAGGAGTATAACAAATGGATAATATAGAAATGGCAATAGGAACACTAGAGGCAAGGATGGCTAAGTCTTTAAAAGCAATTAATGATTCTATTGATGCACGAATCGCAACGTCAGTTAAAACTCAAATAGCAAATAGCATCGAGTTTCAAGTCAACAATCACCTTAAAGCAATTCAAAATATATCAGTTGATAAGGCATTAACTGTTGAGCAATTAACTCGACTATATCAAGATGTGTATCAAGCATTGCAAGACTTAAAATTAAACACCAATGGATATGGACTATATGAGCAAATGCAACAGCTAAACAATGCGTTTCAATCCACTCGTGGCGAATTACAAACAGTATCAAACAATGTTGAAAAATTAATCAACAATAAATACATTGAAGCTCAAATTACCAAAGAACAGTTATGGGCGTTATATGATCAAACAGAATCCAGTGGAGATGAATTAGCACGTAAATTTAAGATGAGTGTTACAGAGGTATACAATCATTTGAATTGTAAGCGTAAAGATTTAAAAATGAGAAATGAATTTAAATTGTACTTAGAAAAGAAGTTGCAAAAACAAAAGGAATTATTAAATGCCACTGTATAGTTTTAAATGTCAGTCATGTGAACACATACAAGACAATTTTTTCTCATTAAATGATAAGAAAATAGTTAATTGTGAATCTTGTCGAAGTACTAATATGAAGCAATATTTTGGTGGTCATAACGTATCCATTCATGGCTTTACAGAGTTTGACGACCCACGAGGCACAGGTGGAAAATTAACAATGAAAGAAATTAAAGAAATAGAGAAGAAGCAGAAACTTGTTTATGGTGGGCATGACGAACTAAAAAAAGAGGCAGATAAAAACCGTCGCTATAACGAAAATAAAACCAAACAAAAACTGGAAGGTATTATTGATAAAAGCGTTAATACACTGCACAAAAAATATAATAGTTAGGAGGTGATCATGCCATTAGAATATAATAAAAGTAATAAAGCATTTAAAAAAAATGTTAAAACTGAAATAAAATCTGGTAAGCCAATTAAACAAGCGTTAGCTATAGCATACAGCATTAAAAAAAGAAAAAAGAAAAAATGATAAAAGATTTAGAAATTGTCAAATTTGACTTTTGTTTATATACGATTGAAAATTATAATGTCTACATTTACAACAATGAGCATATTTGCGAATTAATCGATAATATAGACGATTGGTTAGAATCGCATGATGAATTTGATACTTTCTGGATTAATATTAACTAAAAAAAAGGAAAACGACATGAAAATAACTGAATTTAATAAAATGG